GACCTCAACATGTCGCCTAAGTATGCGAAGGTGTTGGACAACATTGAGCGTGCTATTGATGGATCACTGAGTGTGCGTCCAGGCACGTTGTTCATTGCTGCGTTGCCTAATGCATCAGCCATTGTGAACTGCTACTACTTCAATAACGTGGTCATCTCAGTGCAATTCAATGGTGACATTACCAAGACCACGGGTGCTGGTGTCGTTACACCGATGAAGAAGTCAGGTGCTAACCTGTTTCTGCCCGGTAGTGTGGAAGTTAACTTCACCATCTTCAATTCAGACCTGATCATCGTCAATGGCCGAGACAAACCAATTATTGTCAGTGGTGATCCGACCAATGCTCGGTATATGGAGATCGAGTTCCTAGTTGATTTGGCCACATCCACAAACGTGAACACGCCTGTAGGCAGATTCGTGATTGCACATTCACAATACACAGTCATCAGTGGTGTGCCAAGCGAACCGAGTTCAATCTATGTCAGTGCTAAAGGCACAAGTGGGACATACTTCGGTGATCCTGCTCCGAACGATGCTATACAGCTTGATCTTGGTCCTCGTGTATCTCTTGGCTCTGCAACTATCACAGGGCTGGTTGCATACCGTGATAAGCTGTTGGTTACATTCGAACGCGGTGTATTGCCGATAAACCTGGGTGTATACACAGGCACACCGGGTGTTCACTCACCCACGGATGATGGCTTCATTGAGGAATTTGGTTGCCTCACGCACCGCTCATTGATCAGCGTTGGTGATGATACGTATTATGCAGACAACGTAGGTGTGAACTCCATCTCACGTGTGAATGTGTTCAACACCTTGAGGCCAATAAGGGCATCGCACCTAGTCGATCCGCTTATCACTGCGTTGGTGCAACCACTTAGCCAAGCACAGATCAGCCAGTATGTGTTTGCTGTGTATGATCTACGCAACTTCCGATACATGCTGTTTGTGCCACGATTTGAGGCTGGTGTTGTAGTCGAGACAATTGGCTTCAGCTACATGCATATACCTTCGCTGAAGATAACAGCGTGGTCACGTCTACGTGGTTGGAAGTGGCAAGCATCCTGCCGCACAGCGTTGCAGAACGTGATCTTTGCACAGGGCAATAAGCTATATGCTTATGATTTCGTAGACCCAGATGGTGCGGTTGACTTTCGTAATGATCCCGCAGTGAACAGCGGTGCAGGCGTGCCGATTGCATTCGAATGGGAACTGCCATGGGCTGATTTCAAACACCGCATGGACATCAAGGTGTCACGTTACATTGCACTCGATACGCAAGGCACTGGACCGTTTACGGTTGAGGGATATGTGGACAACATATTCACCTACCAAGGTGCAAATGCACCGATGCTGTCTATGACATTCGTTGGTGGTGATGCAGGTGGTTATGGCAATGTGCCATATGGTGCTACAGGATATGGTGGTGGTAGGCGCACTACAGACGAACGTCTATGGGCATGGACTACGAAATTCAAGCTGTTCAAGCTACGCCTATTTGGTTCGACCACTAAGAAGCTGAAGTTCATCAGTGTATCAATTGCATACGTGCATGGCGGTATCAGGCGTTGATCGAATACGTGCCGTTGAGTGAAGAGAATGTAGGATATGCAGTTGGTTTAGCACAGGAACTGCATCACCTAGGTTACTATGGCATTCATGGACCAACATTCAATTGGGGACATTGCAAAGCCATGATGCTCTACACGATACACCAGAAGGACTATTACTTTCGCTTAGCCATGGTAGACGAACAATATATTGGTGCTGTATGCGGCAAGGTGGTTCCATTCTACTTCAGTCCCGACATGATGGGTATTGAGGATGCATGGTATGTGCGTAATGGCACACATGGCAGGGCTGCTATAGGCATGAAGCTAATGCATGGCTTTGTAAATTGGTGTTTCGATATACACAAGGCAGTGCTGGTGCAAAGTGGAGACGTAGCAGGTATCAACACCGTTGGGGTGGATGCGTTGTATAGACATATGGGCTTTACACGATTTGGGTCCATATACAAGTATGTGAGGACATAAGATGTTCACTCCTGGTGGTCAGATTGATCGGCTTAGCTTTGCTGGGTTGCGTGGTGGAGGCAAAGGTGGAGGTGGAGGTGGATACACACCGCCTGCTCCCATTGTGATGACTGATCCTGTAACTGGTAAATCATATGTGCAACAAGTTGATATGTATGGAGAACCAGTTGGTGAGTCTGCATCTGATCGACTGAATGCTGGAATAGATGAACGCAAAGCTGCTGAGAAAGCAACAAGTGATGCTGCTACAGCGAAGGCTGCACAAGACAAGACTGATACACTGAACAAATTCAATATCAGCAAGACAAGTGCATACAACGATGCACTGAATGACATCATTCATCAGTTCCAGCAGAAGGGTGTCGATGCTACTCCATACCTAGAGTCAGACATCAAGCCATTGCTGAACAGAACACAGAACACGATCAAAGACCTTGATCCAAATCCATCGGCTGCATATGGTGCTGATCTAGGCACGAACATTATCAACAGCCTCACAGAAGGCAAGCGCACAGCATATGGCGATGCACTAAACAAGATATTTGCACCATCGTATGCTGAGACAAACATCCCAGATAGCCTCACAGGCAACTACGCAGACACGTTGCTCAATGAGCAATTCGATCCACTGCGTGCACAGCTTACCAATGCACAGAAGCGTGGCACACTCACGGATGTGGGATACAATGCTGCACTTGGCACACTTGGACAGAAGCTATCCACTGGTCGATCCACTATCGGTGATTTAGGCAAGACCATCATTGGTAAGGACCGTGGCGAAGTCAATGACTACATTGGTAATGCACGCAAGGATGCAAATGCAGCATCGCTATCCACTAACTTCGATCCGAACACATATGCGACAGGTGCAAAGAATCTAGTCGATACTGATGTGATTAACTTCGGTGGCGCACTACGCAATGCAGTTGGTGGAACCAAGTTTGCAGACATCAGCGAGTTGATCAACGCAGGTGGTGCAGTGCAAGGTGCTACCAATCCGAATGCAGCTAATCCGAATGCAGGACTTGGTGCAACCATTATTGCTGATGATCCTAATCTCAAGCGTGGCCTTGGTAACACAGGTGCATTTTGAGCATCCAGGTAGAACCACTCAAGAAGTGTTCACACTTGCTGAATGCAATCGTGGTTGAATACTACGAGAAGACGATAGCGCATGAGTTCATGCCACCATTGAGCATGGACTGGGACCAGATGGCTAAGCTAGAAGCACAAGACAAATTCATCGTGGTGACGTATCGAGATCACGATAAGCTACATGGATTCGTCACATACTTTATCAATCCACATCCATTCCATAAGACTACAATATTCGCATCATGTGGCACACTTGCAGTGAAGCTAGAGCATCGTGGTAAGGGCATAGCCAAGAAGTTGCTGAATGCTGCTGAGCCATTGCTGAAAATGTATGACGTGAAGATGATCATACATGGTTATCGCTCACTCTACAATGTAGAACCGATATTCCCTAAACACGGTTACACGCTAACCGAGTTGCAATACATGAAGGCTATATAACATGGTCGCAACAGCCGCAGCTATTGCTACAATCCTTGGCACTGCTGTCCAAGCGGGCAGCACCATTGCTGGGACGATGAGTCGTGGTAATGGAACCGCACAACATGGTCAGGATATTGCGCTTGCACAGCTACAGGATGCACGCAATAACGACCAATACCAGAAGGCATTATCCACACTCATCACACAGCGTAGTGTAGCTGGTGCACAGGATGAATACGGTAGTGGGATGGAATACGATCCCGCTACGAATACATGGCGAAGTCGATTAGGTGCACAACCCAAAGCTGTGCAAGACTCGGCTGACCTCGCAGCTATATCACGCAACACTACAGATTTGCGACAAGCACAAGCTGCTAATCAGCAAGCTGCACAACGTGCAACGGATGCTGGACCTGTTGCAGATACAGCATTACGCAATCTGCGCGATAACCGCGATATGTCATCCAGCACACTCGCTGGTTTGTTGCAGCAACGTGCAACTGATGCAGCACGTGCTACGTTCGATCCACTAACTGCGGACACACTGCGGTCGTATCAGCGCACAGGCACAGCGGCTGCACCAGTGATGGCTGCACTTGGTAAGCAGCAATTCGAATCGCTACGTGATACACTTGCAGACTCACAGATCAAAGCACTGACTGGTGTGGATGAGATAAATGCTAATCGACGCAAGAGTTTAGAAGGCACAGCGGTAAATACGAA